ATGCGCGCCCAAGCGTCCGCACGCACCACTATCGTCACCCGTCGACAGCACGTGCATCACTTGGCGCGCACAATCGGCGTAGACGACCCGTGGGCGGTGTCCCGCAGTGAGTTGCTCGCCTGGGCCGGCAGGATGGACTGGCAGCCCGAAACGCGGCGATGTCGTCGGATGACTCTCCGGTCGTTCTACGCCTTCGGTGTCGAGGCTGGACACGTCGAGGCCTCCCCCGCGCTAGCACTGCCCCGCGTCAAGGCTCCCGACCCGAACCCCCGCCCGATCCCGGACGGCGTCTACGCCGAGGCGCTCGCCCTGGCAGACGACCGTGAGCGGCTCATGTTGCGGCTCGCAGCAGAGCACGGTCTGCGGCGCGGTGAGGTCGCCGTCGTCCACACTCGGTACGACATGGTGCAGGACTTGACCGGGTGGTCCCTGATCGTCCACGGCAAGGGCGGCAAGGATCGGATCGTGCCGCTGCTAGACGACGTCGCGGCGCAGCTGCTGGCACTCCCGTCGGGGTATGCGTTCCCCGGCAACGACGGCGGTCACCTCTCGCCGAGGTGGGTGGGGAAGTTGATGACGAACCTACTTCCCGACGACTGGACGATCCACAAGGCCCGCCATCGAGCCGCGACCCGGTTCCACGAGGCGGCAGGCGGCGACCTGCTCCAGGTGCAGGTGCTGCTCGGGCACGCGTCCCTGGCGCCTACGCAACGCTACGTGAAGGTGCGTGATGATCGGCTGCGCGCCACGGTCAACGGTGCAGCCGCATGAGGCCCGTGCGGCTGGGCAAGCGCGGCCTGACGTCGATGTGTCTGGGGTGCGCCTCGATGATCGACCAGAAGCCGACGGGCCGGTGGCGGGACTACTGCTCTTCGGCGTGCCGACAGCGGGCCTACCGCACCCGTGTTACGAAACCCGCTCGGCCGACCGGGTTTCGTAACGGCGAGGGTTAGACCTCGGGAAGAGCGTTGGTGACCAGGAGCGTGGTGGCGGTGTCGGCGGCAGCGTTCTTCTGTGCTCGTCGTTCACGGTCGAGGGCGACCTGTTCGCGTGCTTCCTCGTGCACGAGCTCGGGGCCGATCACGTCGGCGACGGCGGCGCGGACCTTGGCGTCCAGGAGGCCGTTGGTCAGGTCGCGGGTGTCGCTCTGCACGTCGCCCATCCTGGTTTCCAGGTTGGACACTTTGCCGAACACGGCGAGGATGCCGAGCACGGTGGTCAGCGGGGCGAGGATCAGGCCGATCATGGTCGAGGCGCGGGCGCCGTCCTCGATTGAGATCGCGATCGCGGTCACGGACAGGATGGTGACGACGAAGACGATCACCACGCACCAGATGAGGGTGCTGGAGATTCGTGGGGTGGGGGTGGGGGTTGGGGTGCTCACTTGCGGTGTCCTTTCGGGGTGAACGCGCCGTCGTTGATGAGGGCGCGGATTCGAGCGCCGGGGCACTCGGTGGGGTCGGGTCGGATGTCGCCGTGCCCGACGACTGCGCCGCTGTTGGGGAACAGTCGCCGGTGACGCTTGATGCGTCGCCGGGTGGCCTTGATGAGGGCCTTGGAAGGGGTCTCGCCGGTGGCCACGACCAGCAGCAGGGCGCCGTAGCGGGTGTTGGTGTCGGTGTCCCCGTTGGCGCCGGACTGACGACGGAGGCCCCGGAGCCGGTAGACGTTCCCGGCCTGGTCGATCGCCTCCTGGTAGGCGATGTCGGACCAGCCGCGATCGTCCATGTGGTAGTCCTGCCAGCCGCGTAGTGCGGCCTTGACGTCCTCGACGCTGGTGAGCGGCTTGGCATGACCGGGCCAGTGCAGTGCGATCCCGTCGACCTTGGCCCGGTCGAGCTTGCCGGGTCCGGGTCGGGCGGGTCGGGCGCCCCACTTCTTGCGGTTGAACCTCATGGGTTGGTGTCCTCTCAGCTGCGGGGGTTTGGGGTGCGTTGCGGGATCGCCTGTGACCCGTTGGGGGCGAAGGTGTATTCGGTGAGCCACCCTGCGCCGGTGATGCGGTGGTGGATGGTCTCGACGCGGGCCAGGGTGTCGATGAGGCCGGTGAACTCGACGCCGAGGAGGTCGCCGAGGTCGGTGCGGGTGACGTGGGTACGTGACTGGTCATCGAGCACGGGCACGAGGAGGCTCTTGACCATCCGCACGGGGTCGGCGTTGGCGGCGAGCAGCGCCTGCGCGGTCTGCCGGATCGCGGTCGCGTTCTCAGCCTTCCCGATGAGCGTGAGGGTGGTGGGGAACCGGCCGTTGTCGTCAATGGAGTTCTGGTCCTTGTACGGCCCGTAGGGCACGGCCTCGGCGTCGGCGTCGAGCACGTCACGCAGGTAGGTGACGTTCACGGTGTTGATGACGGCGTTGGTGGCGTAGTCGACGTCGATGTCGGAGTAGGTGCCGTGGAGCGGGCCGGTGGCGGTGGTGTCGGTGTAGATCACGTGCAGCGGGTCGATGCGTACCTCGGTGATGTCGTGTTCCTCGTCGGCTGCGCACCCGTCGACGTAGACGTACACCTGTGCCACGTGGGCATCGGGCGGGATGGTGACGGTCCCGGACAGGTAGCCCCAGCCGGTTTCAGCAGACGCGGTGTCGACGTCGACCTGGTCGACCTCGACGTACTGGGATCGGTCGTAGAAGGTGACCTCCAGGCGTGTAGCTCGGGCGACCGATCGGCCGACCCATGCGGAGATCTCGACCTGTTGGGAGGCCCGCACCGGGGTGGGCACCGCGGCTCCGATGGTGCCGGGGGTGGTGGCGCTCAGCCGCCGCAGGGTGCGGGTGACGCCGTGGGGGTCGGGCACGTCGACCTCGGTGGCGGTGGCGTTGATCGTGTCGAACGGTGAAGCGTCGACGTCGGCGAGGTCGGTGCCGGCCCAGCCTGGAGGGGTGGGCCAGAGGTTGAGCACGCCGTACCGGTCGACCCAGGCGTGTCCTCCGGGGCCTCCGGTGGTGGTCTCCATGCCGAGTGAGTCGCGGGTGATCGCAACCTGGTCGAGGATGCTGGCGTTGCTGTTGATCGCCCCTGGAGCGTTGAGAGGGTTGGACGAGAATGACGGGGCCTCCCCGAAGTACCACGGAACGGTCAGGCCGGACCCGACACCGGTCTCGGGCGAGGGCGCCCCGAAGACGTCCTCCAGGCCCGACAGGTAGCGGTGTACCTCGTTGCAGGGCTCGCCCGCGAGGTCGGTGACGGCGTCGGTGGCCTCGATGATGATGACCGGCTTGACTGTCAACGTTTCCTTGTCAACGTCGTAGCGGGTGAGGAGTTCCCGGACGGTGCCGGTGTAGAGCGGCTCCCAGGTCTCCCCAACGAGCGCGGAGACGTGCACGGGCCTACCGACGCGCAACACCTGGTCCTCGTCGGTGGCGGGGTCGAGGTCAGGGTCGGTCAGGGTGGCGGTGAGGGTGGAGAGGTTGAGCGTGGCTCGCTTGATGTCGAGGGCGGTGGACTCGGCGACGATGTCGCGCCAGGCGTAGGGCTCCACGTAGTCGAACGGGGTGGCGTGGGCGCTCTCGGCCTTGGTGACCATCACGTTGCTGGTCACGAACGAGGCGCCGTCGGCGGGGTTGTCGGTGTCGTCGTAGAGCCGGAAAGCGACACTGACGTAGTACCCGAACGTGGGCACGGTGAGCGCCGCAAGGTAGGTGGTGCCAGCCACGAGCACGGCGCCGCTGGACAGGGGCCCGTTGAGGATCGGGACGCGGTCACGGTTGTAGACGACGATCTGTGTCTTGACGTTGTGACCGGGCTCGAGGTCGGCGAGGTACCAGCGGCCCTGGATAACGTCGCCTGCGGTGACGCGCATGAGGCCGGTGCGCATGAAGCACGGGGTGTCGTCCTCCCCCTGACGCACGGCGAGCCCGTAGCGCCCGTCGGCGCCTCCGGTGAACACACGGGTGTGGGGGGCGTCGGTCCACCACCACCACGGCCCGAGCGCGCCGGAGGGGTTGCGGGCCATGTTGATCAGCCCGTCCTCGTTGGGGAGGTCGGTGGCGACTTCCAGGCGCAACGCGTCGGCGGGGTGGAAGCTCTGCCGGTGGTTCATCGGGTTAACCACGGCGACGGCCTCCGGCACCCTCGTAGGCCTCGATCATGTCGACCAGTACGCGGCCGATCTCGGCGGGCTGGGAGCCCACGGGGGCGTTGACGGTGAGGTGGTAGATGTTGCCGCCCATCGCGTAGCGCCCGTTCAGCGGCAGCACGGCCTCCGGTCCTGCCTCACCGATCACGGCCAGCGTGGGACGGGTGACGATGCCGCCGTCGGCGAGGTAGGGGATGTTGGGGGTGTTGATGGAGAACGAGTCAGGCAGGCCGGGGATCTTGTCGGGGATGTCGATGGAGAACGAGAGGTTGTTCCACCACCCGATCATCGTGTTGATGGCCGACTTGAAACCCCCGGTCAGCCCGTCCCACATGCCGGAGACGGCTCCGCTGATCCGCGATGGCATCCCGGTGAAGAACGACACCACGGTGTTGAACTTGTCCTTGACCCAGTCGACCACCTTGGTCGCGCCGTCGCGGATCTTGTCCCAGTTCTTGGTGATCGCGAGCACGGCCAGACCGAACGGCCCGGTGAGCACGGCGAGGATGGTGGGCCAGTTGCTCTTGACCCACGAGAGCACGGCCGAGGCGGCGTCCTTGACCTTGTCGAACGCGGCCGGGACCCGGGTCGTGAAGAACGAGGCGACGGCCGCGGCTGCGTCCTTGACCTTGGCGAACGCCTTGTCCACGATCTCGCGGAACTTGTCCGACTTCTTGTAGGCCACCACGAAGATCGCGACCAGGGCGACCACGGCGAGCACCACCAGGCCGATGGGGTTGGCCGACATCACCACGTTGAGCGCGCCCTGCGCGACCGTCCACGCCTTGGTGGCAGCCGAGGCGCCTTTCTTGGCCACGGTCGTGGCCACGATCCGGGTCTTGGCCAGGGCCTGTTTGACGATGGTGGACTCGGTCACGACGTTGAGGAGGTCGCCCGCGTCGGCCATCGCCTGCGAGGCGCCACCGGCGAACACCATGGCGTCTCCGAGGCCCTTGAACGGACCACCGGCGTCCTGGGCGAGCCCGCCGAGCCCGGAGAGCGCCCCGGCTGCCTGGGAGCCCTTGGAGGCGACGTTGTCGGAGGACTCGGCGACACGGTCGAACGCGGACTCGACCTTGACGGACTGCTTCTGCGCGGTGGAGCCGAAGTCGACCAGGTCGGCCTTGCCCTTGTCGAGCGATCCGCTGAGGTCCTTGTTGTCGCCCAGCAGGGCGACCTTGATCGCGTTGCTCATTGTGTCGCCTCCTTCACCAGGTCCATGAATGCGTCTCGTTCGGTTCTGGTCAGTGATCGCCAGGTATCAGGGCTCTGCTCGGTGGACAGGCACCACGCGGCCATCTGTCGTGCTAGTCGTCTTTTCCCTCGTCCTCGCCGTCGCTCTCGGGGTCCTCGTCGGCCTTGAAGATCTCGTTGTTGAGGGTCGAGATCGTGAGCGCGAGCGCGGCCTCCTTGGCCTCGGAGTCCTTCATCCCGTCGCGCTTGTTGAGGATGAAGACCAGGGCGCGGCCGAGCATGGTCTTCTCCAGCTGCTCTACCGGGGCCTTGAACGCCCGGTTGATGGCCAGTTCTTCGAACCCGGTCAGGGAGTCGTAGATCTGCTGCCCGGTCTGGTCGGTACGTGTGGTGGTCATTCCAGTCCTGCTCTCTTGATGGCCTCGGTGATCCCGTCCTCCAGTCGTTGGGGGAGTTGGGGTCCGAGGACGCGGTCTGCTGCCTGCATGAACAGGCGGGGCTTGATGTTGAGCACCGGCGATCCGTAGTTGATGCGCGCGGCGTAGCGCACGGTTGCGCTGCCTGCGGTGACGGTGACTGTGTTGTCGTCCAGGGCGCTGCGCACGGTCCCCACGAGGGCGCCGGAGCGTTTCGGGGTGGCGTTGCGGATGATCCGGGTGGCCTCGACGGCCAGGGGTCCGAACACGTCGAGGTCGGCGACCTCGGCGCCGAGCTGCGTGAGGCCGTCCACGACCTCACGTAGCCCGGTCACGTGCTCGGGCATGGCTCAGACCCCGGTGTCCGGGACGGGCTTGACGGCCAGCTGCCACGACACCTCGATGGAGGCCACGGCGGTGGTGCTGATGCTGGCCTCTCCGCCGAGGAAGTTCCCGTCAGGCTCGGCTACCGTGGCGGTGAAGTCGTAGTGCGGCTGCGTGGGTGAGGGGTCCTCGTTGCCGTAGGGCGCGTAGGTGCCGTCGACCTCGGTCCCGGCACCGGTGAAGATGAGGTCCCACAGGGTGCCGGAGGCGTGGTCCTGCGCGATCGTCATGTTGAGCATGTAGTCCCGGTTGCCGCCCGCTCGCGCGGCGGCGAATGTGAGGAAGTCGGAGGCGCCTGCGGCTGAGGTGATGATCGCCTTGGAGATCTCGTCGGAGCGGTCGACACCGTCGACCTCCAGCGCGATCAGGCGTGGGCTGACCTTGGTCATGGGCTATCGGTTCCCTTCATAGATGACGACGTTGGTGGTGCTGGTCCCGAACGTGGTCTCGGCCGGGAGGACTGAGGTCACGCTGAGTTCACGGTCGAGCGCGGTGCGGATCTCCTCGTCATGGGAGTCGATCCACTTCTCTGCGTCGGCGAGGGCCTGGGGCAGGACGATCCAGACCTGCCAGACGGTGACCATCCCGAACCCGTTGGAGGCCGCGTCCTTTCGTCCCAGCCGCACCACCGCGTCCCCGGTGCGGGTCGACTGACGGAAGTACGGCGCGCAGGAGACACCGTCGACGCTGCTCGCAGCTGCGGCGATCTCTGTTCTTGCTTCGGCGCTCATTGGGTGTCTCCTTTCAGCGGTACAAATCCGGGCAATAGGGTTGTGGGATCTGCACCAAGGAAATGGCCCGAAGGCTGCGGCCTCTATGCTTCGTGGCATGTCTCGACGCAGCGCTTCGCGATTCCCGGATGTTGCGATCGGCGTAGTTGCGGTGCTGGTGCTGGCGCTGGGCGTGTTGGCGTTCCAGCACGCACGCCCCGACGTCTCTGAGACGGTCGGCAACGCACCGGCGCTGCCGACGCCACCGCCGCCGGAGGCGGTGGTCCTGGTGATCGGCGACTCGTTTGTCGGTGGCTCGTTGATGAACACCGGCCCCGAGTGGCCCGCTCGAATGGGGGCGGAACGCGGCTGGGTCACGGTCAACGAGGGCTCGGGTGGGACCGGGTATATCAACGACGGACAGACAGACGACATCCCCACCCGCGTCGAGTCGATGGAGTACGGACCTGACCTCATCGTCGTCGCCGGAGGGATCAACGACGCAGGGAAGTATCCGACCAGCGCCATCGTCGCCGCCGCTGGCCTGACCCTCGATCGCCTCGGCGAGAGATTTACGGACGTCCCGGTGGTGATGATCTCGCCGTTCGCCAACGCCACGGTCCAGAAGCCCACGATTGAGCTGACCAAGGAGTTGCGCGGCTTCGCGGACGACCGCGGCGTGCCGTTCCTGAACAAGTCCCGCCTGTTCGAGGATCGCCCCGATCTCATCGGTGACGATGGCACCCACCCCACCGACGCGGGTCATGAGTTGCTCGCCCAAAGCATCGGCGACGATCTCGCGCCGCTCGTGATGGAAGTGTGCACCGGTAGTCGTTGCACCGCCTAGAGCGTTTGTCATGACGTCATCGCGGTGGCGATCAGTGCGAACGCCTTGCGGGCGATTGCGATGTGTCCGTCGAACGAGGGGTGGGTGTTGTCGGTGAGGCGATACCAGTCGTTGGTGCCGTCCCCGGTCCGGTTCGCCACGGTCCCGGTGCCGAACATGAAGTCGCGCATGTCGATGAGCTGCGCGTGCCCGTCCGCTTCGACGCCCGCGATGACGGCGGCGGTGTTGTTGTCGTAGCCCGAGCGCAGTGCCGGGATGACAAACACGTTCGGGACCGACGCGCACAGCGCCAGCGCCGCCTCGACAGCCGCCTGGAGTGCGGCCTGGTCGGGGGTCGGGGTGTCGTTGGTCGACCCGTAGAAGATGAGGGTGTCGAGCCCACCGGACGCCGCCGCCATGGCGAGCACCTCGTCGAGGCGATCGATGAACGGGGTGCCCTCGCCGTTGGTGATCCAGCCCGTGCCGCCGATCCCCGCCTGGATCAGGTCGGACGCGCCGAGCATCCGCCCGAGACGCGGGGTGAAGCACTCCAGCGACGACGCGCCCCGGTTGGGGAACGACGACGAGGACCCGGCACCGTTGGTGTAGGAGTCGCCGATGATCGCGACCCGCTGCCCGTTGAACGCGGGCTTCGTGATCGTCTGCCCGGTCGGCACACGGACGCCGTAGATCTTCGTGCCGCCCGCGCACCACACGCGGATCGTGCGAGCAGCAGCCTCGGGGAACGTCAGGGCGATGTACTTCCCGGTGACCCCGAGCGAGGCGGGCGCGGTGATCATCTCCAGGCTCGTCATCTTCCCGTTGACCTCGATCATGAGCGAAGTCGATGCCGGGGAGCCCCAGAACACGAGTTCGAGGTTTGCGTTCGTCGCCGACGTGATGAACGAGAACACGACCGGCCAGCGGTAGGCTCCGCTCACCGACCCCGGCTTGTTGTCGCCGTACAGGGCCAGGTCGTTGTTGGCACCGTTGACGGTGGAGAAAGACCCCGAGAAGAACCGGAAGTTGGGGTCATCCTGTGCCGACCATCCCGACACCAACGACCCGGTCCCGTTTGCGCTCGGGCGGTAGGTGACGGGGCTGGTGATCCCTGACGTGCTGGTGCTGGAGCCGGTGTCGGTCCACGCCAGAGTCGGGGTGTCGCGAGGGGCGGTGAGAGTGAGACTGTCGTCGGCGCGGGATCGCTGCCATTCGTTGCGGTCAGCGGCCACGGTCGCCGCTGCGATGGGGGCCGCAATGGCCGGGACCTCGGCCTCGATCAGCGCAACCGATGTGGCAGTTTGCACCGCGTAGAAGTCGCTGTCGGTGTCGGCGGCGACCCCGGCCATGATGGTGTCGTTGGTGTCGCCTACGGCCTCGGCGGCAGCAGCTGCGGTCTCTGCGCGGTCGGCGTCGGCGGCGACTGCGGCGGCGAGGCCGGAGACCAGGTCGGGCACGGTGACGGTGCCTCCGGCTGGGGAGGACACCTCGGCCGAGGTGTCGAGGTCGAGGGCGCCGTCGGTGTCGGCCGGGACCACGACTCGCTTGTAGTAGACGGGTTCGCCGACCTTGCGTGTCTTGCCCTCGGCGACTGTCGCGACGGGCTGCACCTTGATGTCGTAGGTGTGGGTGTGCTCGCCGTCGGCGATCTCCAGGGGCAGTCCGCCGATGAGCCAGCCGGCGAGGTCGGTGGGGATCAGCGGCACCGTGATCGCGCCGCCGTCGGCGGCGGTGACGGTGTACGGGTCGGAGAACAGGACCTCACCGGTTGCGGCCCACACGAGTGCGGGCCGTGAGGCGGTGACGGTCACGACGGCGCCGAGGTCGGCGCCGGACTCCTGGGCGGAGAACACGCCGAGGGTGCAGTCGATGCGGGTGATGCCTGCGGGGGTGCTCATCCGAGGGGGGCCTTTCGGAACGGCGACTCAAGGCGACGGATCTCGACGTCCCACCCGATGCGGATGGAGCCGACACCGACGTCTGAGACGGTGGCTTGGAAGCCGAGGGGAAGCCCTCGGGCGGCGAGGTTGCGTGCAACCCTGCGCATGAGGGCCTCGGCGAGGTCGGTGGGCCAGTCGTGGGCGTCGTTGGGCACACGGCAGACACGGGCCTGCGCGGATCGCTCGGCGAACAGGGCGCCGTCGATCTCGTCGTCTCGGTCCTCGTCCAGGCCGAGGTAGACCCGACACGCGGCGGTGTCGGGCCTACCTGTGTACGCTCCGGCGTCCATTGGTCGACTGGTGTCCTTGCTCAGGCTGCCGGGTCGTAGGCGATCTTGCGGAGCCCGGTGACGTCGTAGACGACTCCGGCCCAGTAGGCGAACACGCCGAGGTCCCAGCCTTCGACCTTCTCTTGCAGCTTCTCCAGGCGGTTGAGGCCGGAGTTCCACACGTGGACGGCGTTGGGGTCGGCGACCCACGAGTTGGAGGCGTCGGTGCTGGTGCCGCCGAGGCTCGCGGTGGGCTCCATGCGGTAGCCGGCCAGGTCGATGAAGGAGTACTTCGATCCGGCGATCCCGTCGCGGTTCTGCGGGTTGATGATCGGGTACAGCTTCTCGCCGACGGTGTCGCCGTCGAACTGCGGGATCACCGCGCTGGACAGGGCCTTGTAGAGGTCGAGGTGTCCGAACGCCTTGGTGTAGCGCGACCCGTCGGGCAGAAACTGGAGGTCCACGAGGCCGGACTCGATGCCGCGTCCTGCGGTGACGCCGTCGGCGCCTGCGGTGATGGTGGCGAGCGCGGTCGCGGACCCGGCGATGGCGGTCAGGAGCGCGGCGGTCTTGGCCTCCAGCGCCATCTTGAACGACCGGTCGAACTCGGCCCACACGAGCCCGGAGACCTGGGGGTTGCCGCCCTGGTCGGCGACCTCGCGGGTGATGTGGACCTTGCCGGACACCGGGGTCGGGGTGACGGTCGCGCCGGTCGCGGTGACCAGGTTCGTGGCGCTCGGGTCGGTGCCCTCGGTGTGGTTGCCTACGGCCACGGTGGTGTTGGCCCGGTCGAGCTTGGTCCAGAAGAACGGGGTCACGTTCGACAAGGTGCCCTTGTAGAACGTGTCGTACAGGGGTGACTGCGGGGTGGGTGCCTGTCCCATGAACAGGTCGGGGCGGTACTGCGGCTGGTTGGCCTCGTTGACGTCGCCGGTGGTGACGAACTGCGGGCCTTCTCCGCCGAGGTTCTCGGCGGTGAACTCGGAGACGCGGGCGAACGCGGCTCCGTCGCCGTTGGCGGCGGCGAGGAGGTCGGCGGCGAAGTCGTGACCGGACGGGGCGGTCTCGCTGCCCGCGAACCGGTAGATCGGCTCCTCCTTGACCTGGGTCTGTGCGCCGGGGCCGACCGGGATCTTGATGTTCTCGAGCTCGGCGATCTTCTTGCTCATGCCCTCGACCTGCGCGAGGAGCGCCTCGCCGTCGGCCTTCGCGAATGCGGGGTTGTCGGTGTCGCCCACGACGGGCTCCTTTCCTTCGGTGGCGGCTGCTGCCGCCACGCTGGTGATGTGCGCCCCGGTGAACGCGGGCTTCGGGACGACGGCGCCGCCCGTGATCGTGGTTGCCTTGGCGTGCCGCACGCCGTCCTTGTCTTCGAACTCGCCCTCGACCTCGGCGGAGAACGAGCGGAGGATCTTGTCCTCGGCCAGGGCGAGGATGCGGTCACCCTCGGGGGTGCGGGCGATGCGGAACTTCGCGTGGATGCCGTCGTCCTCGGTCGACAGCTCGGTGGCGATCCCGACCTGCGCGCTCAGCGACTCCCCGTCGTGGCCGTAGTTGAGGATCACCGGGATCTCGGCGGGGTCGCCGTAGGTGACGGTGTCGGCGGTGAACGAGTAGCGCGCGGCCTTGCCGGTGTTGCGGTCGCGGGCGGGGCGCGAGACGGCACCGAACGGCAGGAGGATTCCGGCCAGGGTGCGGGTCTCGGGGTCGACCGCGAACGTGGCGGCGGCGGCTTCGAAGATGATGGTCTCAGCCACGGTGGGCTCCTTGTCTGGATGCCTCGATCGCCTGGGTTGCCACGGCGGCGGCGACGGCTGATCCGATCTGGTCGGGGTCGGGGGTGTCGGTGCGGCCGAGCGGCTCCAGGCCGCGCTTGGTGCGGGCCTCGTCGGGCATGAGGACCTTGGCGGAGATCAGGACGGCGTCTGTCTGCGCGGCGGAGAGGTCGTCCAGGCGGAGGTAGGCGGAGGTGTCGAACTTGGCCAGGTAGCCGTTGGGCGACACGTCGTTCATAGACAGGCGCCCCTCGACGGCCGTCATGTACGGGCCGAGCACGTCCTCGATGCGGGCGCGGCGCCGGTCTTGGCCGTTGAAGTAGGTTCGGCTCGTGGTCGAGACGCTGAGTTCCTCGGCGTCGATGCCGGTCAGGCGGGCCACTTCGGTGATCGCGAACTCGCGGGCCTCGGCCAGTTGCAGCTTGGCGGGGTCCCAACCGGCGATGTTGTACTTCACCGCTGCCGGGACGTACCCGGTGGAGCGTTCCTGGCGGGACTTCTCCCACGGGTCGAGGAGCCGCTCGCGCACGTCGTCGCTGTCTTCGAACGGGTCGGTTCCGTCATCGGCCGGGGTGAAGTAGTCCATCGGCGGGGCACCGTCGACGTAGTTGAGCGCGGCGCGCTCCAGCGCGATGCACGCCCGGACGGCTGACGATCCGTCGAGGACCCCGGTGTTGGGGGAGTCGATGCGGATCAGGCCGTCACGGTTGGGCCACACCTTGGAGGTGCCCTCGGCGTGGTAGACGTACTTCGGCTGGACGTTGACGGAGTCGGCCTCCAGCCGGTTGACCTCGACCGGGCGCCCGTGCCAGCCGAGGCTGATCGTCTTCAACCAGGACCGCTCGAAGAGCAGCATGTCCTCGATCACGCGGGTCCAGGTGACTGACGGCGCGACGCCGGTCTCGGGCTGCTGGAACAGGTTCGGGGTGAAGTTCACGTCCGGCTTGCCCGACGGGTCATAGAACCGGAGCGGGAACTGCCCGACGGCGCCACAGATGATGTCGCGGGCACGCTTGACGGCCGGGACCCGTAGCGCCTCGTCGCGGGTGATCCGGCCTGTCTTGAAGATGTAGTCATCCAGCGTGTGGACGCCGTACAGGGTGCCGGGGTCGGCCACGACGGTGAAGTCAGGCGCGGAGGTCAGGGCACCAGTGATGACGGGGTCGGGTCGGCCTCGCACGAGGCCCCGCCAGAATCCGCTCACGGGGATGAGGTTGTGGCACGGACACGGGTGCGCGGTGCGGAGTTACGCCCGGTACGTAACGGGGTTTCGGTGGGTGAGGAAAATCAGGCGGAGGACGGCAGCACCATCCCGAACCCACCGGGCCGCTGAGCGGAGCGGGCATTCGTCGCTGCCCATGCTGCGGCCTTGACGGCGTCGGCGCGCCCCTTGGAGACCACGCGTGGGCCGTCGACACCGGGCTGGGTGCGGAGGTCGAGGACTTGGCTGCTCAGGTGCTCGCCGCCGTCGTGCCAGAACACCCGCTCGGACAGGAGCCTGGTCAGGTCGCCGCTCGCGGCACTCGCGCGGGCCTTGGTCGCGGTGGTCGAGATCCGGCGTAGCGCGGGGTCCTTCTCCAGGGTGCTGTCCACGGTGACTCGTCCCCGGTGGCCGGACTGCCGGAGCGCGGCCACAGCTGCGGCCAGGTCGGGGTGATCGGTGGCTGACACGATCGCGCCCTGTTCCTCGCGCCATGCCAGCGCGAGCGTGACACCCTGGGAGAACCATGCGGAGATCGCCGCGCCCTCGGGTGGGCGGTCGTCGGGCAGTGCGATCCGCTCGGCCCAGTCGTCATCTGTGACGACCGGCGTACCGACTGCCACGACCCGCACGCTCAGTCGCCAGATGTTGAGGTACTGCGCGGTGAACCCGGCCATCGGGTCGGGGTCGTCGGCCTCGGGGTCCACCTCGCCGGCCAGGGCCTTGTGATACTTCGTCTCGATCATCCGGTGGCGGTGCTCGGTCCAGTGCGGCGACGCTGCGCGCCACACGGCAGGGTCGGACACGTCGGCGTCCGACGGCGCAGCCCACACAAGGATCAGGGTCTCGCCGTCCTCGCGGGACAGTGCCGTGGACAGGCGCGATCGCATCATGCTCGTGGCGCGGCGGTGTGCAGTCGAGGTCAGGTGCAGCTGCGGCGAGGACCGCTCCATGATGGACGGCTCCAGGCCCTCGTCCACGGTGTCGGGCTTGACGTCCCACCCCTCATCGACCAGAGCAAGGGTGGTGTCCCACCCGTAGGTTGCGTCCTGCGCGCGGATCACCCACAGGTCTCCAGCGTCGTTCTCCACGGCCTCCTTGCCGTTGGCCTTGGTCACGGTCCAGCCCTGATCCCAGCACCAGCGCCATGCCTCCTTCTGCGCCTTGCGGCACACGGCGATGTCGGAGCCGGTGTGCACGATCTCCTGACGCTCGCCGAACAACTTCGGGCCCACCGACATCCGCCATAGGGCGACACCCCGGATGCGAACTGACTTTCCCGAGCGCCGCGCGGCCGACTCGATGATGTTGAGCCAGCACAGCGTCCCGTCGGCGCGGTGCTCCAGCTGCCGGACGATCGCGAGGCACTGCCACCACCGCAACCGCTTGCGCTCCACCTTCTCGATCCACGCGACGGCGTCGACCTCATCGTCAGGGAAGTGCTCGCACCCGGCCCAGCCGTAGGAACAGACCGCGTCCTCGTGGGGCGGGCTCATCCACAGCGGCGGCGATGCGTCCTCCGGGACGACGGCGAAATCGGCGGTCCACGCGTGCTCGCGCATGGTCTCGACGGACCAGGTCAGTTCGGGCCTGGCCTCGACGGGCTGCGCCTGGCCTGGCTTGGTCCTCGGGGAGAGAGAGCGGGGAAGCCTTGGCTTCCCGCCAGCATCGCTCACCGGGAAAAGCGCGCCCTCCAGGTCATCGAGCGCGGCGCGGCCCGCCGCGTCGAGACCGACCCGCGCGGAACGGATCGCCTTCTCGAGCATGGCCTCACCGCCCGTGCCGTCGGAGCATCGACGGTGCTCGGGTCGCCAGTTGCTCAGGACCCTGGCCAACTCCGGGTAGGCGTGGCGTGACTTGATGTGCCCGACCACCCACACATCATCGAGCGTGACCTGCTCACCGCACCGACCGCACGGCGCCGGGAGCCACGTCGCCACGATGGCCCTGGCCTGCTGGACCGAGCGGCCACCCCACTCACTCACGGTGCCGCTCCTCGCAGCGACCGGCACCACACCCCGGCAGCACCACACACCGTGCCGTCGAGCACGAGTCCACCCACCCACGATGGCGCGCCACGGTCAGGGCCTGGCTGATCTGCACCGCACTCAGCCCGAGCGCCCGACGCAGCTCGCCCGTACCGAACCGGGCGTGGCCATCCCCGTCAGCGCGTGCCCACGCGTAGCAGCCGACCCTGACCCAGGCCGGTACGTCAGCGCCTGCCGCTACCTCGGCCATCGTCTCGCGAGGTGACACCGTCACGACGCCACCTCGTTGACCGCGTCGACCAGGGCGAGGCGACGCGCCCCGTCCTCGACCTCCCGAACCCTCATCGCATCGGCTCGCAGCGCGGCAGCTGCCATCGGTCCGCACGACGGGTGGGTGTCCTCGGCCGAGCGCAACGGCACCTTCAGCAGACAGTGACGGCACACCGGTCCCACCATCTCCCTCGTGTAGTAGCGGGCCATGTCGGGTTCCTCCAGTTCGGTGCTTGCGGGGTGCTTGCTCGGGGTCTCAGTGGTCGGACGGTCAGTCGGTGGTGCGGGTCAGTGCGAAGGACGAAGCGGAGCCCCTTCGGGGCCACTCGACGCCGATCCCCCCTTGAGTTCCCCCACGTCGAGTTCGAGGACCGTCAGGGCATGGCCCATCCCCCGGTGACTAGTCCGTCAGTCACTAGGCGGTCCCGCCCGGCCCCGGTACCGCTGCGCAGTGGCCCGTGTGGTCGTGCGAGCACGCGAGCCGTTTCGCGTACATCGTTTCCCTCGGCGTCAGGTCTCAGCGATCAACTTCCTGACGTGTCACCCCGGTTCGGCTGCCGCTAGTTTTGTGCGGACCCTCACGAGTCCCACCGGTCGCGCTTCCCTGCTCCCATCCGGTGTTGATGCGGCGTCGGTCAGCCACTCACCCCCTCTAGCTCGCAGGGGCAGCCCTCGACGGTGCAGTAGATGCCGCCGTCGTGGTGGTCGTGGTAGTCGTTGGCACAGTTGGAACACAGGCCACAGGTGAACCCTGTGATCATGCTGCGGTCCATCGCCTCGGGTCGCCTCATGTGCGGTTCAGCCTCACGAGGCGGGCGTAGTGGTCAGAGCCGTACTTGTTCAGGCGCAACGCGTGGCCGTCACAGCCCCGCACGAGGGCGTAGTCGATGCCGCTGCGGCCGACAGGCTCTAGTCCGATGTCGCGGGCCATGCGGCCAGGCGTGTACGGGCCGTTGTCGGAGTAGGGCTCGTTCTGGTCGCCCACGACCACGAACGCCGGCCGCTGTGAGCGGCGCTTGGCAGCGATGCGCCTCAGCGCGTCGTCCTCCTCGGCGTAGGCAGCTGCACCCCACGCAAGACGGGTCCGGTGCACGTTGACCAGCCGCCACCCGTAGAGGTCGACAATCTGGAACGTGCGCCCCACGCGTGCCCACCCGTGGACAGGACCGCGCCAGCCGATCCGGTTACGGATCGTGCGCCACCGCTTGATCGGCACATCACGACGAACGAGGGTCACGCAGTTGGTCGAGTCGACCCACCCGCGCTCAACGATCAACCGGTAACCAGGGATCGAACGCAGACCCGGCAGATACCGGGGCACGACCTCCTGGAGCATCACCACGTGTGGCTGTACGGCGTCGATCATCGTGGCGACCCCGCCAGCAACCTCAGACGGATTCCGCGCCACCCGCACGTTGTGCGTCACCACGTTCAAGTGGTCCAGCCGCTTGCGACGCTTGTGGCCGCTCACGACTCGCCACCGCCCTGATCGGGCATGTTGTCCTCGTGGCCGCTCTGGTACTTGTGGCACGTGCAGCCACCCGCCAGGCAACGAAGCTCGTGCTCGTGCGTGTCGACATCGTGGTCACAACGACAGCAGGCCCAGCTGTAGAGGTTGCCGGGGTAGTTCAGCGGGCGCCGGTCGGCTTGTTCGGTGCAGGAACGACAGGCGAGCAGGTGACCCGTGTTCTCGTCTTCCACGACGCACCCATGCGCTCCGGCCGACCGAACTATCTCGGTCTGTTGGGCAGTCAC